GGGTTCGATTCCCACCCTGTGAGCAAATAATATGGTGTGGTGGCAGAGAGGTCGATTTCGATAGACTCATATTCTCTTTCCTTACCAAAGGACACACAGATTCGAATCCTGTCCACGTTATAACATGGTTCCATAGTGTAACGGAAACACACTTCGCTACGAACGAAGAGATTTGGGGGTTCGAATCCCTCTGGAACTACAAAATATGGTCTCGGAGCATGATGGATATGCGACATCGTTCTAAGGTGTTCTATGTGGGTTCGACTCCCATCGAGACTACAATGGAGAATTAACTGGGCAGGGTCCCAGACTTATTTGCTAAATAATGTGTGCGTTTAAAAAACGCATGGTTTTCAATTAACCAGTTCTCCGCTTTAAATAACCAATATGTTTTAATTTTTTATAAACATCTTTATATTTATGTATAAAAAGATAAAAGAAATGTTTATACCAAACCACCTACATTTGATAGTTAAGGGTAACTTTAAAAACCCACCAACAGAAGTTGATGTTTTAAATAAATGGTTTATCAATTTAGTTGAAAAAGTTAGAATGGTTGTAGTAGCTGGACCTACTTCAGTTTATGTACATGAAGAAGGCAATGAAGGCTTAACAGGAACCGTAACATTAGCAACTTCTCATGGAAGTTTTCATTGTTGGGACAATACAAATCCACCAATGTTTCAATTTGATTTATATTCATGTTCTTGTTTTACTGCTGAAGAGGTTTTAGCGCACTTGGATGAATTTGGTTTAATCAAATACGAATATATTTTAATAGATAGAAACGGAGACAAAATGGTTATCATTGAAGATGGCTCAAAATGACGACAAAGTAGATTTTTTCCAATTTAGTTTTTGGCTTTTAAAAGATGTTTTTTGGCTTTTAAAATGGAAAATATTAGCCATGTCGATGGCTATTCCAACAGTAATCTTAACAATCTATTTGTTGGTTAAAACAAAAAGATTAATATCTACAAATACCATATTTTCATCATGGGTAATGACAAATGTTTTTTGGATGTTACATGAATTATATGGTACACCATTAGGCTTAGCCAAGATATTTATAGTAACAGGAATAACAACACTGGTTTTATATGTAATCAAAAACTATAAAACCCTATTAAAAAAATAGTTATGGATAACATTACGCTTCAAAGGATTCAGGTTTTACACCCTAAAGTTAGAACTGAAGTTGAAAACATTTACAAAAATCAAATAGTACCAGCTTTAACTGGAAGAGCAATATGCAGATTTGCATACACTCTTAGAACATTTGCTGAACAAGATGCTTTATATGCTCAAGGCAGAACAAGATTATTTGATGCCAATGGAAATAGATTAGGTGTGGTTACAAAAGCCAAAGGTGGTCAGTCTATTCATAATTTCGGTTTGGCTTTGGATATCGTTTTAATTAAAGATAATAAAACCGCTAGTTGGGAAGACAATGTTGATTTTGATAAAGATGGAAAAGCCGACTGGATGGAAGTGGTTGATATATTGAAAGCCAATGGTTGGTCATGGGGTGGTGATTGGAAATCATTTAAAGATAAACCACATTTTGAAAAAACATTTGGTTATACTTGGCAACAATTATTGGCAAAACACAACGCTCGTGATTTCATTGCTGGCACCAACTATGTGAATATTTGATATGAAACAGTTAATTAAAAAATTATTAAGAGAATCTTTAAATGAAATTGTTTCTGGTGGAGAATACATTGTGTACCATGGAACAAATTCTGACATCCAAAAATTCTCTGATGAGTTTGTTGGTAAAGAAGAAGCCACAGACCAAGAGGGACCAGGAATATATTTTACCACTTTAAAAGAAGAATCTGAAATGTATGGTAAAAATCTTTATAGTGTTAAACTAACACCAAGAAAATTAATGGATATGACACCCATTAATAAAAATAAATGGCGTTCTTTTACAACAAAAATGTTACAGTCTGCACCAGATTGGGAAGATACAGCGCAAAATTTTAATCAGAATCCTAGAAAAGGTCTTATTTTAGCTGTTGAAAGTATGATGGATTACAACGACACAGAAAAAGACCTTGCACAACAAATTTGGTATGACTTTTATCGCTATACACCAGTCGATTTTGTTAGAAACATGGTAGATATGGGTATTGATGGAATAATAGTGCCTAGAGAAAAGAGTAACCATATAATTGTGTACAACCCAAACATTATAGATGTTTTAGAGGTGGAAAACAAAGATTAAAAAAATTCAGTTATTTATTTGGAAAGATAAAATATTTTTTGTACCTTTGCACTTATGAAAGAAAGAATTAAAGAAATATTGCGTGAAAGTGTTGATAAAAACATACTTGGTGTTACGATTACAAGACCTAACCAAGAATTAATTGTGATGAGGGGCGTATCTGGTGCTGGAAAGAGTACCAAAGCTAAATCTTTGGTTGGTCAAGGTAAAATCCATTCAACTGATGACGTTATTGAAGCTGGCGGTGATTACCGTGAATTTTTTGCTAAGATGATTGCGTCTGGAGATTTTAGCCCACTCAGCAAGGTACATTCTCAAAACTTAAAAGACGCTATTGAGTCAATGAAAGCTGGTATCACACCAGTTATTATTGATAACACCAATATAAAACAAAATGAGCCAAAAGCTTATGTTAAAGCCGCTTTGGAATTAGGGTTTGCTGACAATAATATAAAATTCGTAGATGTTGGTACTGCTGGTATTGAAGCTGCACAATTAGCCGCAAGAAACACACATGGTGTACCATTGGAGAAGATTGAGGCTATGATAGCAAGTCATACAGCGCAGGGCCCATTAACATTAAAAAGTGTGTTAGATTCAAAAGATATGTACAAATCATCAAACGTTTTATACTCGGCTGTTGTTTTAGACAAAGCTTCACATAATAAATTGCTTGACAAATTTGCATTAGAAATGCCAGAAGGTTGGAAAACGTATGCCCATCATATGACAATAACCATGGGTGAATTGAAGGATAAAACTGACATTGGTAAAGAAGTTATCCTTAAAGTAACAAAGGTTGGATTGTCTGATATGGCTATGGCTGTTCAAGTTGAAGGTTATCAGTCAAAAAATGCTATTCCTCACGTTACTTTAGCGGTAAACCCAGATGGTGGTAAGCCAGTTATGTCCAATGATATTACTACTTGGCAAGATATCAAACCATTTTTTATCACAGGGTTTGTAACAGAAGTTAAAAAATAGTTTGCGTAAACTTGGTTATTCAAAATTAATTTAGTACCTTTGCTTTATGGGTAAAAAAAATGAAAAAATAGACAGACGCATGGAGCTTAGTTCTAAGTTTTTAGAAATGGGTTGTTCACTAATTAAAGAAGGTGATGAATTAAATGATTATTCGATAACACAATCTGGTAACGTCATGATTTTGTTAGCGGGTATTATTTTGGAAGAAAAAGATAGTTTTGAATTTGCGAATTTGTGTAGTATGTTTTCGGCAAAAAAACTAATGGAAAGCATGGGTGGTTTTGGGTCAGATATTAGCAATAAAGAAATGATTAGGAAAATACTAGGGTTGGATGGTGAAGACCTAGGAATTTAAACCTACTTGAAAGTATGGTCCCGTAGCTTAGTTGGATAGAGCAACAGATTTCTAATCTGTGGGTCAGGGGCCCGAATCCCTTCAGGTTACAATTTTTTTTATAAAGTATTTGGAATTGTCAAAAATTTTTTATACCTTTGCGTACTAAATAAAAGGTTATGTTAGCAATACAAAAATTTATTATTGAAAATGGTTTAGCAAAAGCCATAACTGAGTTCAACCTTAAATCTAGGGTTTATGAACATAAGATTCTTTTAAAATACGACCAATTATCAGCGCCATCATTGATGGCATTACCAGAGGTTCAAGAATGTCGTGGTCTTATCTTAGAAAGAAACTCTTGGAAAGTTATGTCGTTAGCATTTACCAAGTTCTTCAATTCCGAAGAAGGCAACGCACATAAAGTTGATTGGAACACTGCACATGTCTTAGAAAAACTTGATGGTACATGTATTCAAGTCTATTATGACTGGAACAACATGACTTGGTATGCTGGAACAACAGGAACTGCCGATGGTGAAGGTGAGGTTAACAATAAAACTGGCACAACGTTTAACCAATTATTTTGGAAAACTATTAAAGAAAAATATAATTTAGAAGCGTCAAAATTTAACGCTGGTTACACTTATGTATTTGAATTAACAACACCTTATAATATCGTGGTTAAACCTCATGGTGAATCATCAGCCACATTATTGACTGTTAGGAATCTAGAAACTTTGGAAGAAGTTTCATTTGAAGAACTAACAACAATAGCTGAAGAATTGGGAGTACCACGTGTTAAATCTTACGATTTAAACGCTAAGAATGTTGGTGCTTTGATAAAAACGTTCGTTGGTATGGTATGGCATGACGAAGGTTATGTTGTGGTTGATGCTAACCATAACCGAGTAAAGATAAAGAACCCAGCTTATGTACATGCACATCACCTTAAAGGTAAGATGGGTAACCATCATATAATGGGGATAATCAAGACCAACGAAATTGAAGAATTTGCTTCTACATTCCCAGAAAGAAAGAATGAATTGTATAAGTTAAAAACAAACTATGATGCGTTAATCACAAAGCTAAACTTTGTTTGGGATGAACTTAAAACTTTGCGCCCAAAGAATATAACACCAGAAGAAAAGAAAAAATATGCGCAAGCAGTATTTGAAGTTTGTGATAAAAGAGAAGTTAAAAACTTCACTGGTTTGTTTTTTGGGTTAAACGATGGAAAAGTATCTTCTGTTGAAGACTTCATGTTAAAATATGATGATAAAGCCTTGTACAAAATCCTCTAAGCTTTCTTAGAGGGTTCTTGCTTCTTTAAAATTAATTTGGTAAATTTGTAAATTATGAATATAAATGAAATCCTTAGAGCCAATGGTTTGTTTATGGGTAGGATGATGTCCTTCTCAAAGAGTGATTACAGGGACAGAAACCCTAACAGCGTTTGCTACTTTAATGCAAACATCGTAACTGCCAAAGAAGGTAAGATTTGGTATGGTGATTTAGACTTAACCAAAGATGGTGAAACTATTAAAGCTATTGCTGAAGAATATGGTGTCACATTGTATGTTTTGCGTGAAATGGATGCTCGATTTGAATATGAAAGTGAAGATGGGGTAAAATTAATCCAAAAAGCTGTATGGGACACAACACAAGAAATTCCGTTTATATGACAAAAGAAGAGTTTAATAAGTATTTAGAATCTATAGGTGGGTTGGAAAGGTCATGGAGGCCAGAAAGGGGGAAGATATTAACTAGTGATTTCTTTGACATAGAAGAAGGTTGGTATGATTTGGTTAAATGTTTAATTGATGAACTTATTGCAATAGGTTGGGACAGACAAGTTAATCAAGTAAAAGAGAAATTTGGGGGTTTAAGATTTTATGTCGAAAATTTGTCAGATGAAGGTTATAAAGTGATAGATAAATATGAAAATTTATCATATAAAACATGTGAGATATGCGGTAAAGAAGGTGTTTTAAGAAAAGGTTCTTGGTTAAAAACACTTTGTGATGAACATGCAAATGGTAGCGAACCTTTTAAATTTCCAAAATAAATTTGGTATTATCAATTTAATTCATTACCTTTGTATGACTAAATAAAAATACATGACAATTAAAGAAATCTTCGATGAAATTGCTGCTGAATCAAGCACCAACCAAAAAATGGAAATCCTTAAAAAATATAAGGATAATGAATTGCTTAAACGTGTGCTTTATTTGGCCAATTCAAAGCGAGTTAAATTCTTCATCAAACAAATCCCAGCGTACACTCACAATACAATTGGTTGGACTCTAGAAGAAGCGTTGAATATGCTTATGACTATAGCTAATCGTGAGTTTACAGGTCAAAATGCTATAGATAAATTAACTATTTGGTTAGAGAATGTATCAACTGATGATGCATATATCATTGAGCGTATCATTGAAAAAGATTGCAAAATTGGTATGGGAACAACCTTCATGAACAAGGTATTCAAAGACCTTATCGAAGACACACCATACATGGGTGCAATATCGTTTGATGAGAAAAAAGCTCGTTCTATCTTTGATAATGGTGGTCGTGGTATATCTCAAATAAAAATGGATGGTCGTTATTGTAACGCTATCATTCGTTCTGGTGAAGTTGAATTGGAGAGTCGTAGTGGTGAAGCGACAATAGTAACTGGTGCCAAATTCTTGAGTGAATTAGCATCATTTCAAGATTGTGTGTTGAATGGAGAATTGACAATGGATGGCGTACCACGTTACGAATCTAATGGTATTATTGCTTCAGTTATTGACATACAAAGCAAACGTGGTGAACGCACAGAAAAAGAAACAGCTAAGAAGCTTGAAGCTTTTGAAAAGAAACATGGTAGCTTTGAAAAAGCTTTGAACTCTATTCGTTATACTGTATGGGATGTTATTAGTATTGATGAATATTTTAACAAACTTTCAAAAATACCTTATTTGGTACGTTTGGCTAAAGTTGAGCGTTTGATTTCCGAGTCTAACACCACTATGGTTAAGATGATTGAAAGTCGTATTGTACATTCATACAAAGAAGCTATGGACCACTTTCAAGAAGTCCTTGCAACTGAAGTTGATGGTGTCCCACAAGAAGGGACGATTCTTAAATCTGATGCTGGGACTTGGAAAGATGGCAAACCAAACTGGCAAATCAAACTAAAAATCGAGATGAATGTTGATTTAAAGATAGTTGGGTTTAATTATGGAACCAAAGGTACTAAAAATGAAAATGTTATTTCGTCTTTAGTATGTGAATCCTCTGACGGAAAATTGGTTACTCAACCACAAGGTTTGAAAGAATCTTATATGAAACACATAACTGAAAATCAAGATAAACTTTTAGGGTCTATAATTGAAGTTAAGTGTTCTGGTCTTTCTAATGACGTAACAGGTGCATATTCACTTATGTACCCAGCATTTAAAAGTTTTAGAGACGATAAAAATGTTGCCGATTCATTAGATGATATTATTGCTAATGAGAAAATGATAAAGGGTGTTACTGTTTAATGGCAAACCATTTAACATAATCTTTATATTGATTTAACACCTCTTTTTTTATAGTTTTACCAGTATAAATTGGTTTACCATTATTGTAGTATGATTTTCGTAATGCTTTAGTTGGTAAACCATTTTCTTTACATATAGTTTCAAAATCACCATTACAAATAAATTTTAGGTTGTTATTTGAATCGTAAATGTTTATTTTTATAGCAGCTGGGTTTTTATCTTTAACCATTTTACCTTTCATTCTATTAGACATTTTTATTTTCTCTTCATCAGAACGTTTAAGACCAGTGATAGCCTTAATAACATTTAATCTATGTGTTTCTGATTTTTTAATACCAGACATTTTTTTAGATTGTTTTTCTTTAGATTCATGAGTGCGTTTAGTACCTAATTTAGCTTGTCTCATTCGTTCTTTTGCTATTTCTGAAAAATAGTAATCTTCACGACCGCCACCACCTTTTGTCATATTATAGCCATTTACATAAGAATCAAACTTATTAATATATTTTATTTCTAATTCATTGGCTTGTTTAATATTTGTAATACCAGTTTCTAATATCTCCCAAGTAAAATTATCAATTGTGTATTTCCTAATAGCTTGATGAAACTTAAATTTACTTTCTATTTGGCTTTCATATATGTGTTCATATTTGCGGACGTTAAAATCACGGCTGGTAAGACCAATATAAGTTTTATTGTTAATTTTATTGGTAATTTTATAAATGATATATGTTTTATTTTTCACGTTTAAGTTCATTTTCTATTAGTATTTTAATCAATTTGTTCATTGAATAACCGTGTCTATCACAATGTGATTTAAACATGTTTTTAAGTTCTTGTGACATTCTGATTGGCCAGATAACATCTTTTTGTTTTTCTTTCTGCATAGTGTATTTCATTTGTTATACATATAAATATACCAATAAATTAGAAAAGTTAAATATTTTGTAAAATAAATTTGCAAGATTCAAAAACATTTTGTACCTTTGTATTAAAATAAACCAGTAAG